TACTCAAGGATTATCGTTCCCTCAATAGTTGAGTCAAAGTTGATAACACCGGCCTTCTTGTCAATATTAAACGTAGGATTACGATTAGCTGTCTCGGTATTAAGGCCAAATGCCCCACCGATACCATACTCAAAATACCACATCCCATCAACACACCAACCCTCTTGACCATCAAACTGATGACCATGGTTTAAGTAGATGCTCTTCTTTGTCTTATGTATCCTGTCGTAGTCAATATTTGAGTATTGCGGCTCCAATATGTTACCGTTCTGATCGAATAGGATATTGCAGTTATGGTCTTGCAAGTAAGCCTTGGCTGAAAGTGTTTGTATGTTCTCTGTCAATGGCATCAACCATCCATCCTTATATTGTGATATCCTAACCCAATTAACAAAGTCAGACGGAAGAACATATCTAAGCTGATCACATACGCTAAGCTCTAGCACCTTGATCTCTTTAAATGCGTCATAGTTAAGCTCTTGTATGGCTCTCTTAGCATGAAATAACACCTTGTATCTCTCTTGATTATTAACCAAAGCATGGTTACCTGAATACATAAGCAAGAAGTTAGTGACAATATCTTGAAGGCTTACATATTGGTATGACCCCCAATTTGCATCCGTAGGATTATTACCATTATTGGCATAGTACTCGTATTGTGATATGTATCCCATTTGTTATGTTTTAACTGTTTGCTGATTGTTGTTGCTCTTGTCCTAATGAGTATTGCACCACCTCACCCTCTCTAATCGACATACCACAGTACTGTAGTATCTTTACTACCAACTTATACTCATCCTCCAATGGAAGCTCAAAGTCTTGGTAGTCGGGCTGTGATTGGTCAAATACAGGCTCACCATTAGTAAGAGATATATATGTCCACTTAGGGTCTCTAGGGTATCTAAAGTAAACCGCTTGCACAGCACCATACCCTGATATTGTTGATGGATAAACAGTAACAATGCCATTGTTAGACATTGTGTATGCAGGGTATATATTAGATGGGGCTGTTAGTAAAGAGTTGTTAAGCAACATTATCTTGCCCATAGACACAGCCTCAGCCTCACTTGCGTTTGACGCTTTATAGACAACATAACTATCGCCTGTTGGTGCGAATAAGTTATTTGATAAGTCAAGCGTTGTGGTAGATACATTAGTAACAAATGCGCTTGTAAAGTTAGTTGTATTAACTACAACGTCACCTACCGATACGCCTGCTGTTACAAAATTTGCACCTGAGTCAATCAACTGAAATGATAATGAAGGAGACGTATTTAATCCAGCAGCTAATTGAGTAGTATAACAATTAACTCTATTTATCATATAGTAATCACTACCAACAGTAATTACCGATGGAGCAAAATAGTTATTACTTACATAACCTGAAGCAGCAGGGCTTGGAACTAAGAAATCTACTGATATAAATATCTCTAATAACTCTGCAACTGCTTTTTTTATGTCCGCATAGTCAGTACCTGACATACGGGCATTCTCCATGTTTATAGTCTTATTATAAGTGCTAAAATAATCCTCAAAGATTTCCATCTGTGCTTGCTTTGCAAACAAGTTAAAGTCTGATGGGGATATATATCCATAATTGTTTTTATTCAAAACGGATAGTACCGTATTTCTTACTGAGTTTATCATCTAACTATTTTTTACAAATATAAAAAAAAGAGGGCATATATTCACACCCTCTTCCCATAATATCAAAATATTTTCAACTGACTACGCTAAAAATGCTTCTAACATTTTCAACGCATCAAGACCTTCGTCACTTTGTAGGTACTGCCCTGCAAAATCATAAGGGTCAACTCCATATGGTATTGTACACATCTTCTTCTTATTTGTCGATGTGTTAAACCATATCTCCTTATCACTATTGCGCAATACTAATAATCTATTTTCAAAGAATGATCTTATCTTAGATATATACTTAAGCTCAGGATCATTTAGCACCTGCAAAAAATCTCTAGGCTCATTTTTAGCATATACCAATATATCTCTCTTTAATTCAGCAGTAGATACTGTTGATGGGTCCTTACCAAAGATAACCCTTGTCATCATCTCTAATTGCTCAAGCGTAAGCTGTCTTGCTTCTATTAAAGCATCAACCTCAATATTCAAATCTTGTACTTCTTGGCTTGCTTCTTTTTCATTATCAACTTCTTCAAAAACTCTTCCGTTCATTGGATGGTAATGCAAAAATGCTTGAAGTACAGGATTTGTTTTTGAAACTGTTAACATTCCATCTTCAAATACAATAGGTTCTAATATAGCATTTCCGTCTTGTTCATCCTCAAATGGAGACTTCTGATTGGAAGCATATCTCAAAGCTCTATTTATATTATTCTTTTCATCATACCACATTAATGGGAACCTTGGATGGTTTCTAGATGCTAATGTGTATGACAATGGAGATCCGCTTTTTAATCTATAAAGCTTATCTTTTGGAACTATTTTTTTTATTTCTGACATAATATTAAATTTAAATTTGATTAAATTATTTTAATAAGGAGAGTGCCATAAAGACACCCTCCTATAACTAAAGTACAAGTATGATTATGCTCCGTATCTGAACAACACGAAGTTATTAGCACCTAATGTACATACACAACGCTCAGAAAGGAAGTTAACCTCCATTGCATCTAAGTCGCTAGTTGCAGCACCACCGGCAGAACCTGTTATCCAAGTCTTGTATCTACGATCTTCAGCTTCAGTAGCACGGTATCTAACGTGTAAGAATGGTCTCTTAGCGTTTTTACCCATGATTTGATCATAAACAGAAGTAGAACCAGCAGGAACAAGAAGACCTGTTACTGTATTGTTGCTAGCAGCAGCTCCTATTGAAAGACCACCTCTCATTGTAGGATCGTTCAAGTATTTCCAGTCTGACTTGTAGAAGTCATAACCACGTCTGAAACCTGTAAATCCAAGATTCAAAGCCATTTGTACGTCATTGTCAAATAGACCAAATGATGCTCCTGTTGAAGTAGGTGCATAAAAGTTTGTACCAGTCCCTGCTCCACCTAAACCGTTAAGACCTGCAAGCATACCGTCAATATCAAAGCTTAATGCACGATTACAGAATACTACATTCTCTTCAATAGCACCTTGCTTGTCAAGACGCTGTACGATTGTATCCCAATCAGAAAGAGCTGTTGGCGTACCACCACCCCATACGTTACCACGGTCATTAACAGCATAAAAAATACCTTCTGTACCTTGGTATCCTAAGTTTGCAGCACCGTTAGCAAGAGTACCTTGAGCTGGAACAGCTTCAATCATAGCAGTTTCCATATAGTCTTCAAAACGAAGACGAGTTTCATGCTCTGATTTTAAGTACCAAAGGTATCCTGTAGCACCGTTTTCAGTTGTTACCTCAATCCAACCAATTTGAGCCATGTCAGATCCATAAACAGAATATTTATCTTTAAGGATGATTGGCTTATTAGAGAAAATTGAATCTTCAGATTCAAGAGATCCAACCATACCATTGGTTCCTTTTAAAAATTCAGAACCGTAAATAAATACAGTATGTCCTGTAGTAGCAGTTACATTTACAACTGATTCATAAACACCAATTACAAATGTTAATCCTGAAACAGCAGTAACAATACCTTTATTAGAAGCACCTGTTGAGTTATTCTGAATAAAGACAGTTTGACCTATACGAACAGCTGCACTAGCAGCTCCTGTATCTGTTACTGTACAAGACACAGCACCACCGACTACAGATGTAACTGTAACAGCTGTGTATTTAATATGTAAACGACCTTGTTCAGACCATTTAATTTGGTCAGAGTTAGAAGGCATCTCAGCACCTACAAGACGTAGGAAAGATGCAATTGTTCTATTACCGTAACGCTCAAATTCTTTCTCATAAGTATCAGGAAGATACTGATTAAAGAAGTCAAAGTTTGTAATGTAATTTTGAGGTTGTACTAACCTCTCCGCTGATGGTTGCAACGCATAAGTAGGCGTTCCTAATAATGATCCTGCCATTTTAAAATAATTTTATTGTTTTTATAATTTTTTAATGCTGCGGATTTTTAAACTTTTTCCATGGTCAGGATTAACCGCTTTAACCTGGAACCCATCATTCCCCCTAGTCGCTTCAGTAGCTCTACGCTCAGACATATTTATGTTCTTAGTCTTACGCAATAAATCCTCTGTAGCATCAGCTATACCTTGCTCATAAAAGTGCTTGGCAAACCTCTCAGGGTTCATCGCAACAGCCAATGACTTATGATACCCTACCGCATCTTTAATTAGCCCACTTTCATCTAAGAATTTGCTAATAAAATTTGCAGGTGTTGATTGAACTCTCTTCAATTCAGCAGCATCACCAGGATTGAATACCATTCTCTTGTTATTGATATTGAACTCAAAACCTTTGAACTCTCCACCAAAAACCTCGTTTGTCTTTTGGTCGAACCATTGACGCTTACGGTTATTTTCTTCCTCGATAGTCTTCGCCTGTTTAATATACTGACGATAAGCCTCAAATTCCTCTTTCTCTTCTTGAGAAACTCCTGCCGTGCTTGACTCAAGGGGCATCTTATATTTCTCTTTCTGAGTATTGAAGAACTTCTTAGCTTCGTTGACAGCCTTCTTTCTAGCTATCTTAGTCTTCTTAATGTAAGACTCATCATCTAAGTCTTCATCATATCTATAGTCATCCAACATAATCTCAACGTCATCTGCGTCAAGACCCTCTTGGGTTGATAATAAATACTCCTTAAGAAGCTGATCCTCAGGCATAGCATCAAAGTCTTTTCTTAACTTAAGAAAGTCTTCAAATCCTCTACCTGTTTCCTTTTTATATTTCATATAAGCAGCCACATCCTCCGGCATCTCCTCTGAACTATTACGCTCAGCCATAAGCTCGTCAAATGAGTTTATCTGCTTATTATATCTTTTACCTATATATGAAAGAACGTCTTCCTCTTTTAAGTCAAACTCTTGTTGAGGCTGTTCAATTTCTTGTACAATCTCTTGCTCTTGAGTTCCAAAAACTTCTTGCTCGTGCTTCTCAAGCAACTCTTGTTCTACCTCTTGAACACTCTTTTGTTCTGTTGAGTCTAGTACTTTTACTGATTTAAATTCCATTTGATTAAATTTTATTTGTTGCAAAAATATAAAAAAAATATTATATAGTATTATCTAGGGTTAAATTCTGCTAAATCAAAGCCATCTAAGCTATCTTCATTCGATTCAAAGTCAACAGGAGGAAGGTTATTCTTCCTTTGGTCTATCAACTTAGACTGCTGTGTATTCTGAATACCAATGCGTTTTTTCTTCTCATCCTCCTTCATCTTCTCACGATCTAATGTTATGCCTGACTGCATCTCATGTAGCTTTAGGTTATAATTAAACTCCTCAGCCATCAATTGAGATTTGATTTCGGCCTCGAACTGCATCTTCTTCATCTGAGCATTAACCTCCACCTCAATCACCTGCGCTTTTGACTGAGCCTCCAATTGTATCTTCTGAACAGCTGTCTGTGCCGCCATCTGCTGTGATTGTAACTGCTGTTGCGCAACCATAGCCTGCTTCTGCATCGCCATCTGCTCTTCTCTTTGTAAGTTCTTAGCTCTCTTTACTTTTAGTAATTGATTAGCTAACTTTAAGTTTTTAAGCTCTCTGATGTCAATAGCATCCTCTAAGTTAATGTCACCTCTTGATAATGCCATCTGTACATTAGCTTCAAGCTGTGCCTTCTGCTCTTCATCAGGCGATACCTCTATGAATATACCGAAGTCATATAGGTACAGGTCTTTTATATCGTCAAGTATTGACACATTATACCTACCTATTCTCATAGCGAAGTCCTCCTTAAAGTCAGAGTACTCAAGTATGTCAGAGATCCTATATGTTATGGCCTCAGCAAGTGTTCTATAGATATATAGACCACTATCCAATATATGTCTTGTTGCTGTATTTGAGTTTAGAGCTGCCATCTTCTGCAAACCAACCAAAGCATTAGGGTCAGGAGTCGATCCATCTCTAGCCTCATTAAGACCTGTTACAGTTCTAATCATGTCCATATAGTGTTGGTAGTTAGCTATAAGCATCTGCGTTTTAGCAGCACCTGAGTTTGACGTAAGCTGAGTAATTGGCACTCTAGCATTATTAAACTCACCGTCCTGCGTAAAGCTTCTACCGATGACACTACCTGTTTGGAAGTATAACCTCAAAGCATCCTCAGGATTGTACGCTGCACCGGTACCTAAATCAACCTCATTAAGACCATCAGCGTCAATAAATACACCGTCAGGGACAACTCTGTTTATGACCTGCTGTAGCTTTAAGTGCGTTATCTGTATCAAGTCAGCAAATGGTATCATACGTCTAACCAATGACTCAATAACACCCTTGTACATTCTTGGAGCGCAAGCAACAAACATTGGTATAGCGTGCTGTGTTGACGACTTAGGTCTAACCATATTTTGAGCCATCTCCCACTTCAATAGGAAGTTGGTTCCCATAACCATAATGCCCTCATACCACACGTCAATAGTCTTCTCTACCTTTTCAAATCCACCCTCTTCCATCATTTCTACAGGAGGATTAAAACTATCATCTTTCTCTATCATTCTTGTTCCACCACTCTCTAATGATTTCTTTTTATAGACGACCTTCTTCGTTGTCTTATAGTTAAAATACAGTAGAGTACAAGTGTCTCTATAAAACATATCGTTTTCATAAAACCTCGATACATTGTAGTAGTCGTACCAACCTTGGCTGTATTGCGATATTTGATAAAGGTCATCTTTCGTTAGCTTTGGATTTATCTTATAAAGCTCTGTAAGAGGCATTGTTTTAATTTCACCCCAATAGAAACAATCCTTGAAGAATGGATCCTCGGTATAACTATAAACAATATTTGCAGGGTCAACATAAGACACCCTTACGCCTTCACCAAGCAAGAACTCATGCTTTGCAACAGCTATACCAAGTACAGTCATGTCATAGTCTAACCTCTTACGAATATCGTCATAGTGGTTCTCATCAAATATTGTATTTATTGCTACTTCCTCAGCTATCTCAATAGCTGGCTTGTAGTTTATCTGCATATACAGTGACAACTCCTCGTCATTCTCAGGTAGCTGCTCAGGATCCATAGAGAATGGGTTCTTACCTGTATTCTGTTGTATCTTCTCTAACACAGGTTTACCTGCCATCTGCACCTCAATCATCTCTTGATACTTATTACGCTTTGCTAGCGACATAGCATCTTGAGCATATGCCTTTGGCTTGAATAACCTGTCAGACATTCCATTTACAACAATGTCAACAAACTTAGGGATAACAGGAACCGGTGTCCAGTCAATGTTTAGATATGACAAGTCTCCGTCAATAGCAAGCTCATTCTTGTACTTTGCTACCGACTGCTCTCCCCTTGCATATAGCCTAAGCCTATGGTAATCTCTCCATCGGCTGTAGTATCTAGCAGAGGTTCCGTCCTTTCTAAACCATTCGTATTGGATGGCTTGACCTACCTGTAGCCCATAGCCTTCTGATGCCTTCTCTGCGTCAGTAGCCCATTGGTTAGGGAAGTCTGTGTATTGAATGTCTATTATTATATCTTTCATCGAATTAATTGACTTGTTGTTCCATCATTTGAATACCTAGCAAAGTTAATAATAATTTTTGATTCTTTCTTCTCAGGCATATAAAGGTGTTTTTGATTTGCCATTATTGCTAATCCTGAGCTTATACAAGCGTCAAATTTTGTTCTATCGTTAATATCAAACTTTGCCCAATCCTCTAAAGTTCTTGTAAAGTACATCGTACCCATTTCATCCGGAGACCTGTATGTCCCTGTCATATCTAACCCTATATACTTCTCGATATAAGACTCGATGGCTGAAGCGTGCGACTGCTTAACATCCTCTGAAGAGTTTGGAATACCACCAATCTCCTTCTCAGTTTTTGTTAATTTATTTATCGGCTTGTCAGGTCTGTTCATACAAAATCCTCTATAACCTCTATTCTTAAAATGATATAATAATCGTGGCTTGTTATTCTCTATTAATATTGGCATACCATAAAAAACGCAAGCCATTAGTACTTCTTCAAAAAATATCTCTGCTGTTTGTGGTCTAGCTATATACTCTAAAAAAAACTCATTGGTAGGAGCATCGTCCATGTGGAACTTTGTCATACCATGTAAAGATCCGTTTGACCCTCTACCCCCAACAACTGCTGATATATCGTATGGGTCACATCCAAATGACCCTAAGTGTTCATTACCAGGATAGAATGTACCATTCCTTGAATGAACGTTATTCTGATAATGCGCAGGTGGAACCCAAGTTACCAAGAATCTACCATGCCTATTTGGCGTAAATATAACCTTTGTATCTTTGATACCATCCTTCCACGAGAATGACCCTCTTGTCGTGTAATGCTCCATCATCAAAGAGTCATTATAGTCAATCTGTTGGTATATCTTTGTCAGGTTAAATAACGCCTGCTTACTCTCATCTCTAAATGCGTGTGACTCTGTTCTAGGAAACTGACGATAAAACTCATTTAATGCGTCAGCGTCATTCTTTAGCGAATCAACCTCATTTTCCCAATAGTCAATAGCACCGTTCTTTATAAAAGATCCATCAACACCTTCTACCGGTTCCTCAGGCTTTCTAAACACCGGCATCCCATACTTGTCAATAAAGCCCTCCATATTCCACTCCATAGGAATGAATAGAGCATAAAGACCACTCTTAGTCTGCCCATTGGCATTTCTTGACATTACATTTGAGTCCTCGTATAGCTTCTTGAAGTTATCACCACCCTTATTAAGTGCATTTGATGTTGATCCCATCATACACTTGCCAATAATCTTACTACCTAAACGCAAACAAGTTTTTGTTACACGCCAGTTATTTAGAATATTATTTGGCTTAATCCATTTTCCAGATTCGTCATGAGCTAAGAATAGAAGCTTTTCACCGTCATAGGAGTTCTCCTCTGTATTCTTCCAGTCTATCGTTGTATCTAGTCCTATGATGTCATTATCACCGACCTCGTGCATATTCTTTTTGGTAATCTTAGATGCAGGAACACGGAATGCTAATTCGGTTTTCGGCTTATCCATACCATCCATAATGGGTTTAAAAAAGAATGGCAGCTTGTTGTTGATAGGCACAACCTTATCCGTAAACATCTTCTTAGCATCCGCTCCTGTTTTAGATAAGATACCTAGCCTTGAGTCTCTTGCAAGAGTAGCTAGGTTTACGCATTCTGAGGACGACATAAAAGAGAATCCTGAACGTCTTATCTTCAGGTATATCATCCCAAAGCTTCTTTCATCAGCCTTACAGGCCTCCCAAAATAAAAAGAATATTCTATTAGCTTCACGAAAATCAGGATATCCTACGTCAATACTAGACCATTGTAAGTACATATAGTGGGAACCTGTTATGTAGCATGGCTTACCTTTATTCATAAACCAATAACCTTGCTCTCTATAGTCAAATTCTTGCTCAATATAGTCAACCCAACGGTTTTTAAATTCCATTGGCTTGTCATTCCATTGGAATATTGACTGTATCTTCTCAAGCTCTCTTGGGATTGGCATTCTGTACCAATTTTGTTCGGATGGTTTGTCGTGTCTTTTGTAACATTTATCAGGAGCCGGAGGAAGGGCTATGTTTAATCCTGATATGTTTATTATCTCGCCTATCTGACCAGTTTTTGATATGACGACAACGTCATACTGGTCATTATAGCCATAGATCCAAGAACGAACACTATTCTTCTTGGATATTATGTTTTGTGGTATATGATTTCTTACCACAGTGTATAGGCTATTATTTTGATCTTCTTTCCGCAAATCCTTGTTTTGAGTCTATTTTACTAATTCCTTTGTCTAAAAACTCTAAGCTTTCTCTTTCTGATTCTATTCTGTTAAGAATCTCGAAAGCATCAAATATAGCTAATTTTTTGGTCGCAGCAGCATTTTTTAGCTTATCTGCGGATAGATCGTCATCAGTATTGATAATTCTCTCCTCAGCTACTTTTATAAGCTCCTCTACTGCCTTATGACCTGCTGCTATTATCTTAAGTTTAGTCTCTCTGTTACTCATTGGTTATTGGCTCTAGTTTCAATGTTACAAAATGATCGTACATCCTATATAGCTTTTCACCATCAATGTCAAATTCGTACTCGCCATTCGGGGCGAAGCACACGGTATCACCTTCGTTGACACCCTTGCTTTTAAGATATTCGTTGGGGTACATCATAATACCCATCAACGGTTCTAAAGAAAATGGCTTTTTAATATAGCTCTCTGTTGCCGGTATTGGCTTTACAAAACAATACCTGTCATAAGCATTCCACTTGCCATCACTCTTATATAAAAAGAACTGCTCTTCATCTATTAAAAACAGGTCATCCTTTAAAAAGCTTTTACCACTTCTGCGCCTTCCTTTTACGTCATTGTAAAATTTAAAGGCATTGTGGTGTACTATTAAAGTATCTCCATTCTTTATTGGTCCAGTATAACCTAATGGTGTTTCTATAACTTCAGCATAGCGGTTCGAGAATTTAGCCTCTTCCTCTGACGTATTGACTATAAAATCTACCCCTGCTATGTTTTTAATGTTGTTATATCGACTCCCATTCATAGGTTTAACTATAAACTGAGTTGGTGACTTCATTAAAAATCTATATTAAATTCGATTGAAATTGGAATTGTTTGATTTAATTCTTTCCAAAGAACTATCTCGTTCTTCTTGTTTATTATGTATATCTTGATAGAAAAAGTCTCAGGGTCTCTTTTTATAAGGTGGATAACATTAGTATCGTTGAGTACTTTTTGACCAACGATATAATGTATTGCCCCATTCTTATAGTCAGGACCTACTGATATTTTTCTTATCTCCATTAAGCTATTCTATTAACTGTTAGTATTACTGATGGTATTGCAGGAACGCCAACTACTGGTGCGGCATTATAATGTAATATAACATTTGCAGTAGTAGAATACCACCCTATCTGACAATTATGTGGTATTGATGGAATATCAACAAACCAATTCCATGCCGCTACTACGAGATGGTTATTATTTGCAAGTGTTATTTGTGTAGTTGAATTTGGTACTGCAACTCCATTTTTTATCAAATAAATATACACTTCTGCTGATCCACCGGATGTATTTTCAAGTTGTGCTGAAAACTGTATATTATAAGTTCCTGCCTCAGAAAACGTAATTTGAGTTGGATCTCCAAGTCCATCATTTGTTATTGTTACACCTGATGTAAAATCAGTAGTTCCAAACTGCATCAACTCTTGACTTGCCCCTAAAGTTGTCTGTGTTGTAACATCATAAAATGAACCGTAGTTAGGTACAATAAATGGAGGAGTAGCCCATGTAGCAGGAAGCGCAGAACCTTGACTGACTAATACTTGCCCAGCACCCCCTGTGCTACTATCTGTATATATTGGCTTATTAAATTCAACCCTTTGATTTGTAGTATCAACAGTTATGTATGGTAAAACTTTTAATCCTATATCTATAATGTCAGAACCTACCTCAGGTATAATTAAACTTGTTTGAACTCTATCTGTTGTAGTTAAAACATCTGCTGTTAAATTGTAAGCACCTAAGTCAACATCTTGTGTAGCACCTAAGAAAGGTACATACGTTCCAGCTGCTGTTATAGCATCTAAGTAAGTAGTTGAATCTAAAGAACCATCCGCCTTTAAAAATTGTGTACCCAATCCACCACCAACAATAAATGAACTTGACGTAATTGTATAAGCACCTAAGTCAACATTAGCATTAGCTCCAGTGTATGGTACTAATAAACTACTTGAAGAAGCTAAATTTATAATACTTCCTACCGTAAAATTTTTAGTACTGTCCATGTCATTGACATCAGTTCCAATTATTAAATCACCAAGTGCTGGTGCTACAGATGCGTATGTGCTTATCTTTGCCATTATTATGTTTTTTTAGTTACTTCTCCAGTTTGTAAGTTTATTACTGAGTCTTGACCGTATTTAGTGATTAACATCTTCTCATAGTCATAAAAATCTTGACGCATAGTGTTAATCTGATTTAAAATACCTTGCTTGTTTAACTCTAATTCACCTAAAGCCATTTTAGCCTTGGCGAAATCAGCGTTCATAGCTTGAATTTTATCTAATTCTTCTTGTAAAACGTAGTTTTTTAACTCTTCCATTTGATTTAAATTTGATTAAGTTACAAATATAAAATTATTTTATTATAAATAATATAGATGTTAATATTGTTGTTGATATTGCCGCCCATCCTATGCCATTCCATAGCTTTGTTTTTCTCAATTGTCTCTTCAAGTCTTTCTGCAATACATCATTCATTATCTCTGACTTGTTATAAGACTCAGCCAATTCATCACAATAAAGTATCTGTTTGTTTAAATTAACTATTAAATCATCCTTTACAGACAATATATCTTTATAATCATACACAACTCCCACCGCACTGTCTAAAGTCGCTGTACAGTCAAAATACGCATCCTTAAAATGCTTTAGACTGTCAAACTTATTTATCAAATAACCTGCATAGGCTTTATTGAAAACAAAAACAGTGTCATTATCGACTATCTTGATATCTATCTTTGGATTATTTTGGCTGTAACTCTTTAAGCAAAGAGACATAGCTACTGTCGCTAACATTGCGAGTCGGAACATCTTTTTTGTTTTTTATTTCTTGAATGCTTATTGATAATTTCTTTTCCTTGACATCAATATACTTTTTAAGATCTGACAATGAAGAGTCAATCTTTTCTCTGTCAAGTCTTAATGCCTCTAACTCTTTTAATAAAAAAAATCTATTCTCTTTCTCTTTTTTTATCTCATCCCTTATAAACTTATTCTCTGCTGTTTGATTATTACACTGCATCAAAACAAATACGATAGAGAATATAGTCAACGCCACATTATACCACTTCGTCATGCAAGTCTTGTTTTAAAAGTTTCAACCATCACTTTTACTATTTCTCCTCTGAATGTAGGATTGATCAATAGATCAGCATTATTTGGATTATCAAAGAATCCTAACTCAAATAATATTGCCGGCATTTTTGTAGCCGTAGTAATATGCAGAGGGTTATCAAGAACCAAAGAAGAACGCTTTCTGCTTCCATACTTATCAAATACCTTCTCCAAATTTTGAGTTGTTGACAAGGCTAAGTTTGCTGTATTTGTTCCTAATCTATAGACGAACGAGCAAACACCTTCTGCTGATATTTGAGGTGCTGTTCCTACTCCAGCGGCATTAGCATGAAAGGATACAAACAATGACTTTGTAGCAAACTTTTGGTTGATAGCATTGGCAGTATCTGTTCTATCTGCCAGGCTATTATCTTCCCAAGGGTGATAAACAGGGATACAATGAAACCCTGCTATTGTGGCTTCAGTTATAAACTGTTTTGCCATTTGTCTATTGAAGTGACCCTCATAGAACCAACCGTTGTTATGGTATGCTTTCCCATTGGTATGGAGTGTTTTCTTACCTATCTTCTCAGGAGTAAGGTACTCTTTTGTCATGGGATCCAATCCACCATGCCCCGCATCTACAAATATTATTGTCTGTTTCATTCTGCCTGATCTCTTTTATCTTCGTTAACGTTTTTAAAATCGTTTTTGATTTGATTAAATTTACCAATCATTTCTCTTAATGATTTAAAAATACTTTTACCCTTTATGATATAGTAGCTTTCATCTATTGATGTAAACTCTATGAAGATAAAGATTACACTTAAAAGTTTAGTGATAAAGAAATCAACTTTTGTTAAACTTAAGAATATATCATTAAGGATAAACTTGTCAGTCATATAAAACAAAAGTATTAACGAAAGGTATGTGATACATTTATGAATAAGCCCTACTCTTAACTTTTTTGATGTCCATTTACCCCCAATTTTTTTTACTCTCCAATAAGCTGTAAGTGTGTCAAAAGCAACAAATGATATTACCGCTAAAATC